ATGGCCTTTGTTGAGCGTGTGAAAAATGAAATGCATCAACGCCGTATACCCACTTACAATGGCGGTGGTCAGAGCATGATGGACAGCTCTTATAATCCATTGAGTATAGGTGAGGATTTTTTCTTTCCAGTAGGGTCCGATGGTCGAGGTAGCAGTGTTGATATGTTAGAAGGTGGACAGCAACTAGGCGAAATAGATGACTTAAAATACTTCAATAACAAAATGGCTCGTGGACTTAGAGTACCTAGCAGTTATTTGCCCACCGGACCTGATGATAGCGAACGACCACTCAGTGACGGCCGTGTTGGAACAGCATTAATTCAAGAATACAGATTCAATCAATATTGCGAAAGATTGCAGGCTTTATTATGTCAAAAATTAGATGAAGAATTTAAAATGTTTATGCGTTGGAGAGGATTTAATATTGACAGCAGTCTTTTCCAACTGACATTTAATGCACCACAGAATTTTGCCAGCTATAGACAAAGTGAGTTAGACGGAGTAAGAGTAAGCGTGTTTCAGACCATGGAACAATATCCTTATATCAGTAAAAGATTTGCATTAGAAAGATTTTTGGGTCTCAGTTTAGACGAAATACAGAAAAACGAAGAAATGTGGCGCGAAGAACGCAGTGAGCCAGAACTACAAACCACAACTGGGCAAGACCTGCGTAGTGTAGGTATTACTCCTGGCGGCCTAGAAACTGATTTAGAAATTGGTCAAGAAATGTCAAATCTACAGCCAGGAGAAATTGATCAAGGTCTAGGCGCACCTGGTGCACCAGCAGCCGGAGGGCCACAGGTTTCACAACCAGCAGCAGCTCCTGCTGTAGGCGGAGGAACTCCAGCCGGTGCTACTGCAGGAACTCCATCTCCGATATAAATAATATTATGATCTTAAACGAACTTTATAATCGCGTGCCAGCTGCTTATCAAGATGTCAAGGATGACAACAGTCAACCTCGGTTGGGTGATTTGAGAAAATCTAAATTGACTTTGAGCATGTTGCGTAAATTGCGTCGTTTAAACGATGTAAAAATGACCGAATATGCAGACAAATTAAAGAATATTAGAATGCAATATGCACCACCGGCCCAGCCTCCCATATAATTTTTGTTAATTTTTTAAAAAAAACAGCCTAAAGTGCTGTTTTTTTTATGATTGTTGTAAATATATCAGTATATTATTTCCATCACCCTCAACCTAAGGAGTTACCAGGAATGAAAAATCGTTTTGAACAGTTGATCGAATATGTGATCAATGATGAAGAGCAAAAAGCTCGTGAATTATTTCATCAGATTGTAGTGGAAAAAAGTCGTGAGATCTATGAAGGTCTTATGAAAGAAGATGACGACATGGGTCGTATGGATCGTTACGATGAAGAACTAGGTGGCGATCAGTCTGATGATCTAATTGACGATGTTGAAGTCGACGAAACTGGTCTAGCCGAAGGCGACGACGAAGGCGACGACGAAGAAACCATGGACATGGATGTGGACATGGATGCAACCGATGACAACGACGAAATTGAAGTCGACGACGAAATTGAAATGTCGGGCGACGAAGCAAAAGATGTCGACAATCGTGTTGACGATCTAGAAGATCGTGTCATGGACATCGAAGACGACATTGATGCATTATTAGCCAAGTATATGGGCGGCAACGACATGGACGACAACATGACCAGTCAGGAAGTCGTTGACGACGAAATGGAAACCGAAGGCATGATGAAGATGCCAATGGAAGAAGCTATCAGCCTTAAAGCAGCTCCAAAACCTGTTACCAGCGAAGAAGGCAGTGTCAACAAGCACAGCACAGTTGCAGCTAACAGCGGTTCTCGTGGTGCAATGGCACACCCAGTAAAAATGACTGGCGACACAGCACAAGGTAGACCAGCACCTACAACCAAGGACTTAATTGGCAAGGTACAAAATACCCCAGCTCAAGGTTCAGTCAAGCAAGAAGCGGCTACTAAACCACATCTTGCACAGGCAACCGGTGTTAATACCAAAACTCCATTTCCTAAGCAATAAGCAATGATCAAAAGTCCACGATATCTACAGGAGCATCTTAATTTTAATCAAGCTAAAATTCGAGTTTTAGCTGAAGATGCTCCAGACGGAAACGGTAAAACTCTGTTTATGGAAGGTATTTGTATTCAAGGCGGAGTAAAAAATGCCAACGAAAGAGTTTATCCTGTGCATGAAATCAGTCATGCTGTTAATACCATTAACGAGCAGTTGAAATCAGGATATTCTGTTTTAGGAGAAGTTGACCACCCTGAGGATCTCAAGATCAATTTAGATAGAGTCAGCCATAACATAGATAAAATGTGGATGGATGGTCCTTGTGGATATGGTAAATTAAGAATTTTGCCAACTCCAATGGGACAACTTGTGAAAACCATGTTGGACAGTGGAGTTAAGTTAGGAGTTAGCAGTCGTGGAAGTGGCAATGTCGACGACCGCACAGGAAATGTCAGTGACTTTGAGATTGTCACTGTAGATATTGTTGCTCAGCCCAGCGCACCAAATGCCTATCCCAAAGCCATATATGAAGGTCTTATGAATATGAAGTATGGCCATCGTGTACTGGAAATAGCCAAGGAAGCTGGAACTGACAATAAGGTAAAGAGATACTTGAAAGACGAGATCAATCGTTTAATCAAGGATCTCAAAATAAAGGAGTGAAGCATGTTTGATGCTATAAAACCGTTACTAGATAGCGGACTCATTAACGAAGATATCAGCCAAGAACTCAACGAAGCTTGGCAATCCAAGTTAAACGAAGCCCGCGAAACGCTGAAAGCCGAACTCCGCGAGGAGTTTGCACAGCGGTATGAGCATGACAAATCAGTAATGGTGGAAGCTCTTGATCGTATGATCTCCGAAGGTCTACAACAGGAAATTCAACAATTGCAAGAGGAAAAGAAAGCAATTGCTGAAGACCGAGTTCGTTCACAAGCCAAACTTCGTGAAAATGCTACTAAGTTTAACAATTTCATGATTTCAAAATTGGCCGAAGAACTCACAGAACTTCGTAAAGATCGTCAAATGCACACCGAAGGTATGCAAAAGTTGGAAAACTTTGTGGTGCATCAGTTAGCTCACGAAATCACAGAATTTGCGCAGGATAAACGAGATTTGGTTGAAACTAAAGTCCGACTGGTCAGTGAAGCCAAGGACAAATTACAACAACTAAAACAGCGATTCATTGAAAAATCCGCAGCAAAAATGAACGAAACAATGAGCCAACATCTCAAGAGTGAACTCTCCCAACTCTACGAAGATATTAAAATTGCTCGCGAGAACAATTTTGGTCGTCGTATTTTTGAAGCTTATGCTGCAGAATTTGGTGCTACATATCTAAATGAACGCGCCGAAGTACGCAAATTACATAGCATAATCGAATCCAAAAATCAACAGTTGGAAGAAACCACCAAATCACATCAACAGATGAAACAGTTGGTTGAAAGTAAAGAACAACAACTACGCATCCTGAAAGAGTCCAATACAAGAAATCAACTTATGGAGGATCTCTTGGCACCACTTAATCAGGAAAAACAAGAAATAATGCGTAACTTGTTAGAAAGCGTACAGACACCAAGACTGAAATCCGCTTTCGAAAAATATTTACCGGCTGTATTGGCTGAACAGAAACGTGCAAAGACAGTTATTGCCGAATCTGTTTCGTCAGTCACTGGTGATAAATCTGCCCAAAACAAAGAACAACCGCAAAATGACAGCCGTCACAATGTGATTGAAATCAAACGTTTAGCAGGGCTTTAATTAAAAGGAGACAATATAATGTCAAATGTTTTACTTGAAGATCGTTGGGACGAAACTAAAGAAGCCTTGCTTGAAGGTCTAAAAGGTAGTCGTCGCAATAGCATGGGTGTTATCCTTGAGAACACTCGTAAATACCTAAAAGAAAATGCCAGCAGCGGCTCAACTGCAGCAGGTAATATCGCTACACTGAATCGCGTGATTCTGCCAGTGATCCGTCGTGTGATGCCTACCGTTATTGCTAACGAATTAGTGGGCGTTCAACCTATGACTGGTCCAGTTGGCCAAATCCACACACTCCGTGTTCGTTATGCTAATACCATGACCGATACCAGTGCTGCTTTAACAAGCACAGTGGCCGGCGAAGAGGCACTTAGCCCATTTAAGATTGCTACAGCTTACTCATCCGCTAGCACAGTTACTGCCGGCGTTGTACAAGGTTCACAGTCAATCTACGGTGGCGCTAATACAACAACACTGGAAGGTTCAGGCGGTCGTCAAATTTCCGTCCAGATCCTGAAACAGGCTGTTGAAGCTAAAACTCGTAAACTCCAGGCTCGCTGGACTTTCGAAGCCGCTCAAGACGCACAAGCCATGCACGGCATTGACGTCGAGGCCGAAATCATGGCAGCTCTTGCTCAAGAAATTACTGCTGAGATTGACCAGGAGATCCTCCTGAGCCTTCGCAGCCTTGCTAGCACAGAGTTTACTTATAACCAGGCCACAGTGTCCGGCACCGCTACTTTCGTTGGTGACGAACATGCTGCCCTTGCTGTTCTTATTAACCGCATGGCAAACTTGATCGCCCAACGCACACGCCGCGGCGCTGGTAACTACGCTGTTGTTAGCTCAGCTGCACTTACTGTGCTACAGAGCGCCACAACTTCAGCTTTTGCCCGCACTACAGAAGGCACATTCGAAGCTCCAACAAATACTAAATTCGTTGGCACACTCAACGGCGCTATGCGTGTGTTCGTTGATAGCTATGCTTCAGATACAACTCCTGTTTTGGTTGGCTACAAAGGCTCTAGCGAGGCTGATGCTCCTGCATTCTACTGCCCATACATCCCATTGATGTCAAGCGGTGTTGTGCTGGATCCAACAACATTCGAACCAGTGGTCAGCTTTATGACAAGGTACGGTTACATAGAATTAACAAATACTGCAAGTTCGTTCGGCAATGCTGGCGACTATGTCGGCGAGATAGCCGTATCCAATCTCAGTTTTTCTTGAGATTACCAAACTTTCCAGGGATGGGAAGAACAGAAAAGCACCTTCGGGTGCTTTTTTGTTGACTTGTATTTTAATTTTAATATATATTGTTTAAAGTTCGTATGTCATAGGGTCAACATGAAAGACAAAATATTACAAATAATCAAAAACAAGCCCAAGCATTTTTCGACTATAATAAAAAAATCGCCTGAGTTATATCATTGGGTAATAGCCAATTCTGGAATTCGAACCTCAAATTTTGCCGAAATGATTTATAGTGCTGTTCACGGTATAACAAATATCTGTCAAATTGGTAATACCAAAAAATTTAATTCCTTCAATGAAGGATATAGATTCTGTGGTCCAGCTAGCCGATGTGAATGTGCATTAAAATCCGTTAAGATTCGAGTTTCTCGAGCCAAACAGAACTATACTGAGCAACAACGTCAACAGATTTCACAACAACGTCAACAAACTACATTAGAACGTTATGGAGTTGTCAACAATGGCCAAACAAAAAACGCCAGACTGCGGCATCAAGAATACTATCACAATAAAACTCGTAAACCCAAACCAACTAAAACAAGTTCGTATCAACGTTTGAACAAAAAATATCAAAGTATGGCAGATGTGGTATTTGTCACACCCGAGGATCAGTATAAGGGAGTAAGCCATCATCAATACTATCAATTTCGATGCTTGATTTGTAACAATAATTTTGATGACTACATTGACAATGGGCATTTACCTAAATGCTTGTCATGCCATCCATATGTGCCAAACTATACCAGTAAACAGGAAACAGAAGTTTTAGATTATATAAAAACTATTGCAAATAGTCCAGTATTACAATCAAACAAAAGTATAATTAACCCCTATGAGTTAGATATTGTGATACCTGATTTAAAAATTGCAATCGAGTATTGTGGTCTTTATTGGCATTCAGAGGCACATAAAACTGACAAAAACTATCATCTAAATAAAATGAATCTTTGCAATCAAAAGGGTTATAGATTGATTACTATTTTTGAAGATGAATGGGTTAAAACTCCCGATATAGTCAAGAGTAGGTTAAAAAATATACTAGGCACAGATCGACGAATATATGCAAGACATTGTCAAGTTCGAGTGATTTCTTATGATCAAGCACGAGAATTTGTCAGCACTTATCACATGCAAGGTAATGCCATATGTAAAATTGCCTATGGATGTTTTCTTGACAATGAATTAGTGGCAGTTATGACATTCGGTATTCCTCGATATGACAAAACTGCCGAATACGAATTAATACGATATTGCAGCCAAGGCACTGTAATAGGCGGTGCTGGGAAATTATTTTCAAAATTTGTCAAAGACCACGATCCTAAATCAGTTATATCATACTGCGACATGCGATGGGGTTCGGGCAATTTGTATCGACAGTTAAACTTTGCTCAAGTCGAACACAAACAGCAACCCAGTTATAGCTATACAGATTTTGTCAACCGTTATCATAGATCATCATTTACCAAGAAAAAAATAGCTGTCTCGCAAGACAAACACAAGACTGAATATCAAATAATGCGCGAGAGAAACATGTATAGAATATGGGATTGCGGTCAAACAAAATGGCTGTATAATACTTGATAAATAATTTCATGACAGTCAATGAATTATTAACTGAAAGTTTCCCAGGAAATAATCGAGCCAGAATATATCGATTAATGGTCGACCAAATTGGGTCCGGACCTTTTGATGGTGGATGTCTAGTATTTGCTCGTGCATTGCAGATTAAATATGGTGGAGAAATAGTAGTTTTATTGCGTGCAGAAACTGGTCGAGCCGATCATGCTGCTGTTAAAATCAATGATATTCTAATCGATGCCGATGGTCCTGCCAATCCAACTCATTTTATACACAGATTTGAAAAAAATGAAAGAGTCAAAATTGATGGGATACGACCGATAAAATCCGATGATTTGCCCGATGCAGCCAGAAATCAACAACTCAGTGAAATCATTGCAAAATTATTATAATGGACAAGTACAATGTGGAAAAAGCCAGGAAAGGTCAGTAGTATAGGTAGTTTTCAACCCTCGAGGATGGTAGCCACGTTACCGCCCGAGGCTATTTTATATCTTGATGCTGACGATTACACTGGATCAGGATCAACATGGCCGGCTGATATTGGCAGTAATGGAACATTGGTAAATTCTCCCACATATACAGCTCCTTCGCCAACTTATTTCAGTTTCAACGGAACTTCCAGTATAGCTTACACTGCAAATTTATTGTCTAGTTTTCAAAGTAGTAACAGTGTCACATTGGAAATATGGGTTCGAACCAGCACAGACAATGGTGTTATAATTTCAGAGCAAGGAAATAGTCCCATAAACTCGGGTTATCATTTGTCGGTTATGGAAATTGACAACGGTGATCTCAAGGTGGGATTATGGAATGGCACTGGTATCAGCAACACCACAGTGGGTGCAGTAACAAGGAATCAATGGCAACACTATGTATTGACCTATGATGATAATACTAACACATTAACTGGTTACATCGATGCTACTACATCGTCAACTACCACATTAGAGAATGACCCACCCACAACAGAAAAATATTATGCATTGTGTGTTTCAGACGGAACTAACATGGGTAACGGCAGTTATCTTGCTGCTGATGTAGGATTATTTCGTGTATGGAATACTGCTCTCTCTGCTGCACAGGTATTAAATCTTTATAATGAAAATGTTGATAGATTCAGTCTAACACCGACTACAACCTCGTTTACTCTAGTAGAAACTACCGCATGGACAGCACCAGCTGGAGTCAGCAGGGTCCAGTATTTGGTAGTAGGTGGTGGGGGTGGTGCTGGTAATGGTTATGACAATGCCGGTGGCGGTGGTGGCGGTGGTGGCATGGTTTTGGCAGATTATTTGGATGTTGTGCCTGGGACCAGTTATACAGTCACAGTAGGTGGCGGTGGTGCAGGAGGTGCAGATCAGCGTGTTAATAATGCCGGTATAGCTGGTGACAATTCTGTATTTGCTAGTATAACTGCATTGGGA